GCCGTTTCCACCAGACACGGTAGCCGCAGCGCGGGCCGCAAGGATTCCGACCTGGAGAAGGTTCTTGTCGAATGCACGAGCAAGCGCCATGCCGATGTCGCGCGAGTAAATCGAGCGAATGTCGTAGTGCGTCTTTAGTTCGTCGATCTGCGCGACGGAACGATCTGCAATGAGCACATCGTCGATGATAAGCGTGCGCTCGTTGAGACCAACACCGGTACCGAGCAACTGCGTGCCGGGGGTGTGATACGCGGCGGTGCCCTTCCATGAAGCGGGGAACTGCGCCGATTTACCGCTGGTAATCGTGCGGACCATGCTGCGCGACTTCGCAACGTTGATCTCGTCGAAGGCCGTCAGGACTTCGCCTGCGAAGACCTTCAAGAACAAGGCATCTGGATCGCCAGCCTGGTTCAATTGCCCAAAGCGATTGGGCGTCATGTTAGCCATTTGTTACCTGTAGAGAAAAGAGGTTGACGTTGAACTACACAAACGTCGTCGCTCCCCTTCAGCGTGTCCGGTTTTCTCTCAGGGTGTCCACCGCAGTGGGCCTCAGTTACTTCTCGGTTGTTGCTATGAGGGTGTGACGCACTCCTCCTAAGAAGGAGTGAGCGGTTTTTGGAGATAGCGAATAGCTCGCTTCAAAGATTTCAGATCGTCACGCAACAACCCAAGCGCAACATTACAAGCAGTACATAACAATCCACGAACAAGCTTATGCCGATGACAGTGATCTACAGCTAAAGCTCTTCGCTTTGATTTCCGATTACAGATAGCGCAGCGGTTATTCTGTTTATTCAACAAGCTCTGATACTGTTTTTTGGAAATACCAAAACGGTATCGGTGATTAATTTCCCTAACTTTATGAGGATTCGCTTTTCGCCAGCGCCGCATTCTTGCATTATGAGCTTGTTGCTTTTGTTCCTGAGTCATCCGTTTCCTACGAAAAGGAGAAGCCCCCGACAGCCATCTCCCTGTCCCCAAGGAAAGGAGGGGGAACCCAGGGGATAGGGCGCTGCCGGGAGCCGGAAGGATTTATTTCTTACTGAAAATACTTGCGACTTGCGGTGCGATCTTCTCAGCCGACCGCCCCACGACGTAACCGCCAAGGCCAATCTTCACGATAGAAAGAATTTCCATCACGAATGCGGGGTCGAGTTGCCGACCGTTGATATATCCGCCCGTCCACACGACGGTGCCGATAATTACAGCAAAGAATAGCATGAGTACCGGACGCCAGTTGCGTTGCAGCCATGAGTGACCGTTAGCTTCCGCCACGATAACATCGCGCTGCGCTTGAGCGAATTGAAGATCAGCCTCAACCAGCTTCACTTGAAAGTTGGTTTGAAGCTGCGCGAGCGCTAACGTAGCTGCGTTCTTCTCTTCGGGCGATCCGCCCTTGATGCTGTTGATGATGCTGACGGCACCATCAAACAAATTCTTTACAGGCCCGAGAAGAGCATTAACTATTCCCATCGAGGGTTACCTGTTACTCGTGCGAACGTTGAACACGTTTGATCTTTCTAAACGCCGCTCGACAGTCTTGCGATACTCAGGATCATCAGCCTATCGAGAGTCACGCATCGCTGCTGTCACCTGAGAAGGAGAGGTATACGGCTGGACGCCGCTATCAGCACTGGCATCTCCGTTGAGTAGCGCGGGATCAGTACCAACAGCTTCGTTGTAGCTGTTTCCTAGAACTTGAAGAGCAAGTTTTGCTACAGTCACATTTCCAGAGTCAATAGCATCATTATATGCCTTGACTGCCGTGGAATCGCCGCTCGTAGCGGCCCATTCCAGCACACTCTTCAACGCCTCTTCGCTACCAGCAAGCTGCGCAAACTCCTGGCGCATCTGCGTGGACTGAGCCTTCAACCCGTTGACATACGTGTTGACTGTCTCGGGGGCGATACCTTTTGCTTCGAGAGCCTTGATAGTCTTGTCGGAGAGAACGCCCTTGTTAGTAGCGTACTCCTGTGTGATGGCGGCTATGTCGAGACCGGCTTTTTCTACAGCTTCACGCGCTTGTTCGGGAGTGACAGTCTTTTCACCAAGCTTCTTCTCTAGAGCTACGTGAGCCGCTTCAAGATCAGCCTGCGTTTTGTACTTACCAAGGATCAACTTCTCTTCAGACTTGTCGCCTGCTGGCTTATTCGGATCGACAACCACTTTATTCGCATCTCCGCTAATATTCGCTTTCGGAGTTGCGTTAGGATCGGGAGTGGTCTCCGCTGAAATCACGATCTCTGGCATTAACGGTCTTCAATCGTCTGTTTGATAGAAACCGGCCCTGCAGGGGTTATGAAAGTTGTCACTTGTTCATATTTCGCAGGCTGATACTCACCATTCTTCCCAATCTTCGGGCCAGCGCCAAGTTCAGACAACGACTCTCCGGAGCGCTCACGCGCAGACACGGACTCGTTCTGATCGGCCAGACCCTCACTACGACCATCCTCGCCCATTTTACCTGGAGCGCGAGGAAGTCTTGGATTCAGAGGCATTCAGTACTACTCCTTTTCATGTTGAGTTATTGTTCTTGCGGAGAAGCGGCAGCGCCTTGAGCAGCCACCGCTTGATCTGACATCGCTTTGATACCAGCAGGCGCAGTCTTCTCTAGCATCGCCTGTTGCGCTTTCTGCGCGCGGGATTGCTGAACTTCTTGTTCAGAACGAACGAGACCCTCGATGTCAATACTGAGAGCCGCTGCACGACGCTTACCATAAGCGCCTGCGCTAAAGTACTCAGCAACAGCTTCAGGTCCGAATGCCTGCGCGACACCTGCCAATAGAAGATCGAGCTTCATTAGATCGCTCGAACGTCCAAGTCCATCAAGACCAGTGATAATCTGAGGACTGACGAGATCAGCAGGAAGCGTAGGAAGCTTGCGCTCCTTCTGCATCTCCAGCATCAGACGTACCACGAGCGGACGTTGTAATTCTTGACCAAGGATCGAGTAGGTGCCACCGAGGGCTTGCTCCAACTCTCCTGCCATGAACCTGATTTCTTCCGCAGTGACGCGCTCAGCTTGACGCTGGATGCTACTATTAAGAAGGAAAGCTTGCTCCAGTCGATGCTCAATCTCGTCCGCTGTCGCTTTGACAACTTGGAAATCGGGATACTTCTCCATCGACAGAATGGCGATGTCTTTTGGCTTGCCATTACTGACAGCGCCATCAACCATACCACCGCTTGGGGCATCCTGAATCTTCTTCTTACTCGTTACACCGCCCTCATCAAAAATCCAGATGATCTTCGCGGCATTAGCAGCGAATTCAACGATGGATTGACTGAGAGATTCAAGAGAGTGGAGGTCTCCGAGGTACTCTTCGACATGTCCTCGCCCATAGTCGGAACCAGAAATTGCAGTCCAACGAGCAGCGATCCAAGCGTTCTTATCTTTGGGATATGTTCCTTCTGTCCCTTCAACAAGTACGTCGAGTACTTCTTGATGCACCTTCCACGAACCGTTGTCCTGTCTTTTCACCCAGGTATACAGCCAGATCGTGTCGCCATCTTTATCCGCAGCAGGCGGCGCGCCCTGAGCGCTGGTCTTTCGTTCAACGATTGTTTTGACCAACGGTGGCAGCGTCTTCCTACTGAGACCTTCGCGAACGATGATCTCGAACGGTTCACCAGATACGTCGCGCTTAACGACGTAGTTAGCGAGGTTGTGAAACTTTAGCCCACCGCCCTTAAGTATCTGCAGAAGACCGTTGCCTGCCACAATGAGATGCTTCTTGCATTCACTAAGGACAGGACGCCAAGCCTTCTGTTCCATTCTCGTAAGCGTGGCGCGTTCCACCTTTGCCAACGCTGCTTCAATCTCTGCTGTAGGATCATCACCACCGCGCGCCTTCAACTTGTCCATCAAGAAGTCTTCCACTTTCAAGCGAAAGAACGATGAACCAGGAGGAAACAGCGCGAGCAAAAGCTTTGAGGAAAGATTGTTGACGCCTCTAGCACCGACGCTCTGAAACGGCGTTGGCAACTGTGAGGTGTCGTTAGTGCTTTCCGGTGGAAGTAGCGCAGGAATCGTTAGCGCAGAACACTCGCGCGCCCGTGCAAGCACAGGGCTTCGGAGAGTTTCTAACTGCGTATATCGACCCGCAGCAGTCACCACAGGGAGCTGCTCTTGTTTGTTGTCGTCAGGCATCCGTAGTTATCTCGGGAGGGTGATCTTCAAATCGTCAAAACCAACCTTCGGCACCTCGATGCGAGGCCCAAAGATGGCTCCGGCATCCGGGGCTGGAGGCACGCCTGACTGATCGGTGGGGTGCTGTAGCTGCTCGATTTGCTGTTGCTTCTTAGTGATCTGCTGTTGTAGCGACTGACGCTGCACGTTAGCAAACCAACTGTTCTTTCCTTCGTATGTCGCGAGACGCGCCATGAAGGCATTCAACTGCGTCGTTAGCTCTTCTAATGAAGGAAGCTTCGTACTCACCAGCAGCGACGGCTGTACAGGACTGCTCATCGGATTAAGGCTCCAAGACGCGAATA